GTTAAAACTGGCCCTGATGTTAATTTAAAATTAATGTTAACTAAAAAACCTGCTGTAACTATTATACCTAAAAATAAAACAGAAAATTTATATAAATATGATAAATTTGAATTTCAGGAGGTACTATAATGGCTAGAAGTCTTAGCAATCAGCATACAGCATCTGAGGGCGGATATCCTATACAATTTATATCAATACAACCAGATAGTGATGAAAAAAATTCTTTGAATTTAAACACATCTTCTAAAAGATTAGAATTTCATAATGGTGTAAATTATGCAACTTATTATCCTGGTGCAGGTATTTTAAATTTAACTGCTGTTGAAGAAACTAAAGATGTTAAAACAAATCAAATAACTGTTGAATTAAATGGCGTTCCTAACACAATAATACCTGTTTTAAAAAAATATAATGGTATTGGAGGTATAGTAACTATTTATCAAGGTTGGATGAATGATGATTCTGATACAGTTAATGAAACTAATTCTGATCCATATACTGGTGCTTATATAAAATGGAAAGGTGTAATATATTCACATTCTGTTGATGAAGAAAATCAAGAATTTGGTAAAATTAAAATAAGTTTAGAATGTAAAAATATATTAGGTACTATATTAGGTAGTACAAATGGCAGATTTACTTCTGATAGTTCTTTTAAAAAAACTTCATCAGGTGATAGATCAATGGAATTTGTTGCTGCAATGGCAAACTTTAACCCTAAATTTGGGCAAGATTAATGGAGAATAAATATGAATATAAGAATAGCTAGTAAAGAAGATATTAAAGATGGTATAAAAGAAATAGTTGAAGCAGTAAAAGAATTTCCTGATTTTCATGTAAAAGGTTTAATTGTAACTGATCAATATTATGAAACCTTAATAAATTTATGTATGCAAAATGGTAAAATTATTATTGCAAAAGATAATAATAAAATAATAGGATGCATTATGGGTTTAATAAACGGAAATGTATTTACTGCAATGAATGAACTTGTAACAATTGTTACATGGGTTCATAAAGATAAAAGAACATCATCTGCATTTTATAGAATGTTTAAAATGTATAAAGATGAGTTTACAAAATTAAAACAAAACAATAAAATTGATAGAGTCTTAATGGCTCAATTAGCTAATGATAGAACAAATATTAAGTTTGATAAGTTAAATTTTAAATTAATTGAAAAAACTTACGAATGGAGATAATATATGGCAGCGGCAGCACCTATTATAGGGGCAATAACGGCACAAACAATTCAAGGAGCAATTCTTAGATTCGCTTTATCACTTGCAGTATCATATATTACACAAAAATTATTTGGCCCTGATATGCCAGGTAATGAAGGTAATCCCTCTCAAGCAGACCCAGGTGTTAAACAAAGGATACCTTCAGATCCAGCTAATAAACTTCCTGTTGTATATGGACAAGATAAAATACATGGATCTATTATATTTGCAGACATAAGCAGTGATAATAAAACAATGGCTTTTATTATTGCTTTATGTGAAGGCCCAATTCATAAAATAGGCACTAGTAATTATGGCACTACTAGTGGTATATATTGGGATGATTATGAATTATCTTTTGATCTAAATGGTAATGTTATTAATGCTACTCATGCTGATGGTAATACTGATTCTTGGTTAAATGATAATTTAAAAATTGTAAAACATCCTGACGGTGGAAGATGTTTAGAGATGGAAACATTTAGCAGTAAATGGGCTTCAAATGCACAAACTAGATATTTACCTGATGTTGCATATGTATATGTAGAATTAAATTACGATAGAGAAGATAATGTTACAGGTTTAACAACTAAATTAGGTTTTGAAATTGAAGGTAAATTAATTAGAACTTTATCATCTAATAGTTTAATAGGCCCTGTTCCAACAGGTACAACTATTCAAGGTTCAATAACTAATCCTCAAATTTTTGATGAAACCCTTACATTTGGTAATTTTTCAGGACATCAAGTTGCTTATTGGGTGTATAGTTATGCAGGCGGTTTTACTACATCTATTGGTAGTAGTCATAGTAAAGTTTTTAAAACAGGTACTTATCAAATTGTAGATTTAGGAGATTATGCAACTAATCCTATAACAATTAGTGATTGGCAAAACGGATCGGCAGCAACTGGTTTAGGTACAGGTGCAGAAATAGAATTAGATTTTGTAGAAGTGGGAGAACAACATGTAACTGGAAGTCATAGTAGTAATAATATATTATATTCTCCATTTTCTCCAACAAGTTATACGGATTCAAATGGAAATATAGTTGCAGACGATGGTTATAGAATAGTTAATGCATTACATATTAAGCAATGGGGAAATAATTATACATCTTCATCTGTTGACAATGTTGCAGGAAATGCAGAAACAAGAGTTTGGCTTGTTTATACTACAACTGATTTTCAAGGAAATACTTCACAAAATTTATGGCCAATTGTAACTATGGAATTTAGGCCAACTGCCTATCCTTATCAAAATGCTACAGAAGAAGAATATGCTAGTAGATTAAATGGTATATTAAGTGGAAGTTTGGCTTATAATGCGGCATCAACTTTAACTGGGGGTGAAACTTTTGAAACATGGGGGTCAAGAAGATTACGTACTCAACCTGGAACAGATGATTATGGTAATTCAGCTACTTGGACTTATAATGGACACCAACAATATTTTACAGCAAAATTACCTAGGGTTATACTTAGAACATTAGCTGGAGTTTATTCATCTAATCCTGCTGAATGTTTAGCGGATTATTTAACTAATAAAGTATATGGTTGTGGTCAATCTATTTCAGATAGTGATTTAGATATACCTTCATTTTATTCTCATAAACAATTTTGTGACGAATCTGTTACACATAATGATTCTGATGGAAATTCTGTTACTAGTAAAAGATATCAATGTAACGGTTATGTAAATACAAATGATTCAAAAGATTTAAATATTTCTGATATTGTTAGTAATTCTCAATCTATATTTAGTTATACTTTAGGAAAATTTCAAATGCTTTCCGATACAACGGGATCAATTTCTTATGGCGGATCAAATAATATTTTTGATGAAACCAGTATATATGGTAATGTTACTGTACTTAATGATGGTTTTAATTCTACATTAAATGAAATGAATTTACAATTTAAATCTAAAGCAAATGAATATCAAGAAGATCAAGTGTTTTTAGAATATGGTACTAAATACTTTAATGAACCAGTACTATCTAAAGATTTAAATTTAAAATTTATTAATACCAATGTTGAGGCTCAAAGAATTGGTACTGTTATAATGAATAAATCTAGGAGTAATAAAATTATTTCATTTAGAACAGATACAAGAGCCGCAAATTTACAAGTTAATGATATAATAGGTATTAAAGGCACTTATTATAATTTAGATCAAAACAATGTGTTTAGTTATAATTTTGTAACTAATGCATCATCAGGTTCATCTAGTAATGCTATTGGAGAATACGTTATAAAAGAAAATAATGTATCAACTAATTTTTATGAAACTTATGTATATCCTGATACTTATGAAGAGGCAAAATTTTATGTTCCAGGAACAGTAGCAAATTATATTGATTTATTAAAGTTTTTTAAAGATTGTATTAATGGACAATTTTTTGATTTAAGTAATGAATTAACAGATGAACAAACTAAATTAAATAATAAACTTGGTGAAATATTTTCATTTGTATATTATGAATTAGATACATCAGGATCTACAACTTCTCCTTATGGTTCTTATGGTGCAAAAATTATATTTAATGTTAATAATATAAAATTTGGAGCAGTTAAAAGAAACTTTCGTATTGATGTAACAACAAATATACTTAATTCTACTTGGACTTCATATAATCAAATTAGTGCTGCATCTGAATTAGGTAGTCAATTTAAAATAAATAGTATTTCAGAAACAGAATTAAATGGTGGAGTTCAAGGATATTTTATAACTGCTCAAGAATATAATGCTGCAGATTATACAGTAGGAACTTTAACAGCTACTGCCCCTGCTCCACCTATATCATCTACAAGAGGATATCAAAATTTAGGGGTTGCTACTAATTTAACTTTAAATAATACTTTCCCTTCTGCAACTACTCCTTATATTGATATAAATTTTACTATGCCATCAAAAAATAATGTTGAAGGTGTTGAAATTTATTATGGTAGTGGTGCTAGCACAACAGAAGCTAATAGAATTTTAATACAAACATTTAATGCTCCTACAGGAAATTATGCTGCAAGTTCAAGTCAAAATTTTCAAATACAAAATATACCTACAACAACAGATTTATATATTTGGATAAGATTAAATAATTCATTTTCAAGAGGTGCATTTTCTGCTGGTTTAAGTATTGGTAATTGGAACCCAACAACTAATGTTAGCACAATTGGTAATAATTCAATTGCACCTGTTTTATTAGGTTTTGATTATAATCAATATAGAAATTTAATTATTAACGGAGATTTTTTAATTCATCAAAGAGGATCTTCATCTACTACTAGTGCTAATCCAGGTTATCTTTTGACAGATATGTGGTATTCAGATATTAATAATTCTGGAACTTGGGTACATTCACATTCTAATGATACACCAGATAATACAGTATTAAGTAGATCTTATAAATTAGAAAATACAACAGTACCTACTTTAGGTGCTAGTTCTAAATTTAAATTTAAACAAATTATAGAAGGACAAAATTTACAAAAATTAAAATATGGTACAACTAATGCAGAAGATATAACTGTAACTTTTTGGGTTAAATCTAGCAAAACAGGTAACTATATTTTTGATTTATATAATCATGATGATAATAGACATATAAGTAAATTATATACTATTGATAATGCAAATGTATGGGAACAAAAATTAATAACTATCCCAGGTGATACTAATAACACATCAGCTTTTGATAATGATAATAATAAAAGTTTAGAAGTAAGTTGGTGGTTAACAGCTGGATCTGATTTTGATTCTGGTACTTTAAATACAAACTGGAATACAACAGCAGATGATGATAGAGCAGTTGGTCAAGTTAACTTGGCTGATACAGTAAATAATACATGGTTTATATCTGGAATACAATTAGAAGTTGGTAGTAATGCTAGCAAATTTGAAATAATTCCTTTTGATAAATCATTAGAAAGATGCCAAAGATATTTTTATCAATTGGTCAGCATTGTTGGTGAAGCGTTTCAAGGACATTCAAGTAGTCATTTAAGACATATGAATATTTGGTTTCCTGTTACAATGAGAGATACGCCTACAATAGATGCTACATGGAGCACTGGAACTAATCCAACAAATTTAAGTACAAAACAATACGCTAATGTTTGTATAAATATTGGATCAAATTCAACAAGTGCAAGTTTAACAGGTTTTTCAGCTAGTGCTGAATTAACATAACATTAATTAATATATAGCCATAGTTATATATTACTCATAAATTAACCTATAGGAGATACTATGAGAATTTCAAACATACAAAATTATCTAGGTGGAGCGGACAATGTAATTGTTCGTGAAGTTGCTGAAGGTAATCAATTTTTATTAAGTGTAAACACAAATGATACTACAGATTTTAGTACTGCAACTTTTGATATAAAAGCAGAGTGTTTTACAGCTACTGTAGAAAGAAATAGAGGTTCAGTTAAAATAACATCTTTAACTTCTGCAGCAGGTGCAACTGCTCAATCATACTCAAAAGGTAATCAGATATTTAATACAGGTACAGCAGGTTCTTTTGATTTTCTTGTACCAAGTACATTATTATCTGATCAAAATAGTAGCTTTACTTCAACTGCTGATGATACAACTCCTTTTATAGTAGTTTGTAAAGTTCAGTGGGAAGCAGGAAATCCTGCACAGAAAAAATCATTAAGGTTTGTATTTATAATTAGATATCAACCTCAGTAATAAAGGAATAAATAAAAATGACAATTACAGTAACTTCAACACCTCTAAATTTAAGCGTTACAAATGAAAGAGGCCCACAAGGTCCGCAAGGTCCAGCAGGTCCGGCAGGTTCACAAGGTTCTACAGGTGCAACAGGTCCAGCAGGCCCAGCAGGTCCAACTGGCCCAACTGGTCCACAAGGTGCATCAGTAACAGGACCAACAGGTCCACAAGGTCCGCAAGGTCCAGTAGGTCCAACAGGCCCATCGTTTAATTTAACTAACTATACAACAAATTCAAATATCAGTTCAAATGATTGGATATTCTGGGCTGACAATTCAACTTTTCAAGAATATAAATTACAATATTCTGACTTTCAAACACCTATTACAACAGCAGCAAATGCATATACAGATACACAAATTAATAATTTAATAAATGGATCACCTGCAGCATTAGATACTTTAGATGAATTAGCAGCAGCTTTAAATGATGATTCAAATTTTGCTTCAACTGTTACAAATAGTATTGCAACTAAATTAAATTCAAGTGATTTTAATCCATTTTTTGATGCAAGAATATCAACTAAATCTATTGATAATTTTATTGATATAGATATTAGTACAAACAACCCTTCAAATGGGCAAGCATTAATATTTGATAGTGCAAATGGTGTATTTATTCCAGGCGATAGTTTTAGTCAAAGTGATTTTGATGCTGCATTTACAGCTAAAAGCACAACTAATTTAAGCGAAGGTACAAATTTATATTACACAAATGCCAGAGCAGATGCGAGAGTAACTAACGCTATTATTGATGAAGATAATATGTCTTCAAATTTAGATACAAAAGTCCCTACTCAACAATCTGTTAAAGCTTATGTAGATGCACAAGTTGCAACAGTACCAACTGGAGATATTACAGGCGTATCAGCTGGAACTGGTTTATCTGGTGGTGGAACTTCAGGTGATGTAACTTTAAATGTAGATTTATTAAGTAAAGTTGAAGGAACAAATTTCAGTAATTCTTTATTAATTGGTCATTCTACTACAGGTACTTTAAATAACGCAAATTCAAATACTGGGGTAGGTATTGCAGCTTTAGATAATTTATCAGCAGGAGATTTTAACACTGCATTAGGTAATGAAGCAGTTTCCAGTGTATCTACTACTAGATATAATACTGGTATTGGTTATAGAGCCTTAAGATCAACAACTGGAGAAAGCAATACAGCTGTTGGTGCAGTAGCAATGTACGGAACTTATGGTGGTAATTTTAATACAGCAATCGGAAGAAATGCCTTAACATCAAACAATACTGGAGATAATAATGTGTCACTAGGTTATGATAGTGGTTCAAATATAACTAGCGATACTGCTAATTATAACCTTACATTGGGAACTGAAGCTGGAGATAATATAACTTCTGGTGCTGGTAACGTAATTATTGGTAGTATTAATGCTGATAATGCTACTGGTGATAGACAATTAAAGATAGCAGGCTATGACGGTACAACAACTACAACTTGGATATCTGGGGATAGTAATGGTAATTTAGAAACTAATAAAATTACAATTAAAGGTGATGGGTCTAGTCAAGATGGTGAAATACAATTAAATTGTTCTCAAAATAGTCACGGAGTTAAAATAAAATCTCCTGCACATTCAGCTAACGCATCTTGGACATGGATATTACCTACTAATGATGGAACTAATGGTCAAGTTTTAACTACTGATGGTAATTCATCAGCACAATTATCTTGGACTACTCCAGGAACTTTTAGTGGTAATGTAACAATTGGTGGAAACTTAACTGTAAATGGAACAACTACAACTGTTAATTCAACAGAAGTTAATATTCAAAATGCTTTTGTATTTGAAGGATCAACTGCTGATGCACATGAAACAACTTTAACAATTACAGACCCAACAGCCGATAGAACAATTACATTGCCTGATGAAAGTGGTGATGTTATTATTGGTAAATTTGGTGGAACTGATTTTGCTAGATCAATTTTAATTGGTCATTCAACAACTGGATCTTTATCTTCAGCCGAAGACAATCTTGGTATTGGAGATAACGCATTAAATTCTGTTACTTCTGGAGATCAAAATGTTTGTTTAGGTAGTAATGCTGGAACTGCAATAACAACTGCAACAGCAAATGTATATATTGGTAGAAATTCTGGTTCTAGTAATGCAACAGGAGGTAGTAACTTTGGTTTAGGTGTAGATACTTTAGAAGACGCTAATTTCACTGGTACTAGTAATGTTGCTATAGGTAGATCGGCAGGTTCTCAGGTAGAATCAGGTAATTTTAATGTATTAATTGGTCAATCTTCTGGAGATAATATTACTACGGGACATGGTAATTTAATAATGGGTGCTAATGTTGATGCACCGAGTGCTACAGACAATAGGCAATTAGTAATTGCAGGCTATGATGGCTCAACAACCACAACATGGATTTCAGGTTTAAGTAATGGTTTTATTGGATTAGGAACAAATTCTCCTTTAGAGCAATTACACATATCTGATCCAAATGATCCAATGATTCTTATTGAAGATACTTCTGGTGATAATCAATCAGCAATAAGATTTAAATCTCCTAATAGAGAATGGGTTGCAGGTTCATATGGTGGTAATAATAGTTTTAATATTTCAAATCATTCAGCATTTGGAACTAATGATTATTTTGTTATAAAAAATACTGGTAATATTGGAATAGGAACTAGCTCTCCTTCAAGAGATTTACATATTGCAAAATCAACTAGTAATAACACAGTAAGACTTCAAGTAGAAAACACTTCAAACACTTCTGGTTCACATGGTGTAGTATCGATATATTCAACAGGATCAAGTGGTGGTGACCCTTATTTACATTTTAAAGTTGATGGTGGACAAAATTATTCATTAGGTATTGATAATGATCAATCAGATAATTTTAAAATTTCAGCTAATTATGGAGTTGGTGCAAATGATTTAATGACTATAACACCAGCTGGTAATTTTGGAATAGGAACTACAAGCCCTACACAAAAACTAGATGTTGATGGCAATATTGCTGTATCTGGAAATTTAACAGATCAATACACAACAGATCTTACAGTTAAGACTTCTAACTTTACTATTACATCTTCAAGCTTAGGTAAAATATATTTATTAGATAGTTCATCAAATACTGTTACTGCTACTTTACCAGCAAGCCCTAACAATGGTGAAAGGGTTAAATTTATTGATGTTGCAGGATCTGCAAGTACAAATAATATAACTATTGGTAGAAATGGTAATAGCATACAAGGTAGTGCATCTGATTTAACAGTCGTAACTGATAGAGCAGCATTTGAATTAATGTTTGTTACTTCATATGGTTGGGTTTTAACAAACGTTTAATAATTAAAGGAAATAAATAAATGACAATATATAAAGATTTAAAAATTGGATCTTCAGTTAATGGAACTTCACAAAGATATACTTATAATGTAACAAGTTCAGTTAGCAGTTTATCTGGAGCAGATGCAAATGGAAATACACTTGCATATGATTCTGGATTTGCTGATGTGTATCTTAATGGGGTTAGATTATCTGGAGCAGATATAACAATAACTTCAGGAAACTCTGTTTCTTTTGCAAGTAATTTATCAAACGGAGATGTAGTTGATATTGTGGCTTATGGTGCTTTTACTGTAGCTTCAGTTAATGCTGATAATTTATCAAGTGGTACAGTACCAGATGCTAGAATTACTGGTGCTTATACAGGCATCACTAATCTTACAATGACTGGAGATTTAGTTACTGGTGGTAATATATCAACAGGTAACAATGGAAGTTTATTTATTTTAGATAATGTAGGTCAAAAATCTGGTCAAATAACTAATGATGGTAGCAGTTCTAATTCCTTACAGATAGATGCAGACCCAGATAATAGTGGTGCAGATACTTACATGCAATTTAAAATTGATGATAGTGAAAAAGCTAGGATTGATGTAAATGGTCGATTACTTGTTGGGAAAACTTCTTCAAACATAGGTACAGCAGGAATAGAACTTACACATGATAACGTAATTCTTGGTACAAGAAGTGGTGGTGTTGCACAATATTTAAACAGATTAAGTTCAGAT